AAGTAGCGGAAGGGAGATTCGAACTCGGTATAAATTCTCTCAAACCCGCATAAATACTGAATTTCTTTATCTCCAAAGGTGTTACCTCGTGTTACCTTTTACATTGATAATGCTTTTGCAATATATTCCTGCATTTCACTCTCTGTCTTGTTATTAAAATAGTAATGATCGAGAGTTGTTCTGATATCTGTATGCCCCATTTGTGTTTTTATTACCGATTCTGGAACATTTCCATCTATCAACTTTGTTGCATATGTCTTTCTTGCCTTGTGAATTGAACGTTCACCAATTCCTATTCTATCACATATCACATATAGCCGCCTTGTAAATGCCTGACCTTTTATTCGTTTACCGTTTTTCATAAAAATATATTGCCCAAATGGATTGAGCATTTTTATTTTTCTCATAAGTTCTTTGGTATCTGCGGTAATTATAACATCTCTAAACCCGGCATCACTTTTAGGAAAATTTTGAACATCAAATACATATTTGCCATTATCATCTCTATATCTTATTTCTGTCTTTGATATATGTATCTTATTTTCTCCGACATCAGACCATGAGAGGGTAGATATTTCCCCAACTCTCAATCCTGTTTTAAATGCCAAAATAATGCCAAGTTCTATCAATGTAGGCTCATCTTCCATTACAAATCGTTCAATTAAAAGTTCCTCATCCTTAGAAAATACCAATTCGCAGTCTGACTTATGGTTCTTTTTAAATGACTTTTCCGAAATTTCCAAATCACCCATAAAACTGGTTATGCTCAGGCTGGTATAATGTTTTTTCTTTGCATATTTGAAAATCCCGTTAATCAATATCCGCATATCAGAATAAGCTTTTTGCGTAAGTTCCAGTTTTGAAATAGCTGTTTTTATGAATGATTCCAATATTTCTTCATCAATGTACCGGATTTTTCTATTTGCAATCGGCAAATACTTATTTTCAAAAAATCTTTTAAAATTTGTCTCGTACTTGTCCTTTGTCTGTCTTGTTATTTCACCATATTCAAGTTTTTCAGAAATCCAATTAGAATATACCTGAATAACTGTAGGTTCATCCTCCTTAGCTTTATAGAACTTTACTATTTCATCTTCAATTGCTTTTTCAGATGTTCTCTTTACAAGTCTCTTTCCTCTCTTATTATCTTCATCTGGCAAATATGTGTAAAACTTTCCATCTTTTCCTTGCCAAATGCTGTAAGTGTGTTTTTCAATAAATTTTTTCCTTTCGTTCATTTCAATTTTTTTCTGAATGGTGTCTATGTTGATAATACCATTTTCGATGGCAATATTCAACAACTCACTATTTGAAAGATTTCCCGTTTAACTCACCTTCTAACTTTTTTACTTTCTGTTTAATATCAAAAATTCTTCTTTCCACTGTTCTTGTTGATACGCATAGTCTCATGGCTATTTCTTTTGAAATAAGTCCACGGGCAAGAAGATAAAATATTTCTTCTTCCTGCTCCGTGAAATTGGCGTTTTCAATAATTGTTTCAAGCTCTGGCTTAGTCAGTTTTGAAAACTTCATAAGCCACTATCCTCCAATATTTTATTCTTCTCCCTGCCAGATCTTCGGTGTGCCGTCCATCATTGCCACATATTTTCCATAACTCATTCCGGCTTCACGTGCCTTTTCCAAAACTTCACTGATGCTATTGTTATTGCACGTTTTAATACTTCTCTTTTCTCTATATTTTCTTCTGTGGTACTCATTCCGGCACTGCTTCCCACAGGTAAGTGCTCTGACTGATATTGATTTGTATTCTTTTCCGCAGATCACGCACTTTTTTGTATATACCTTGCTATTGAGCATAATTACACGTTCTCCTTAATCATAACAATCCCTGATATCATCTACGTCTCCTGCCAAAAAGCTGTCAAATACTTCTGCTACTCTCTCTATAAGGTCTCCATCATGTCCATTCTCTCTCATCTGCTCCGAGAAATCTTTCTGTGAGCACTGAAGTAAACCATTTCCCAACCTTGTCCATTCTTTTCTGTAAGTTATTCCATTCAATTCCAATGTTTCATTAATTCCGTTTTCTGTCAGTTCTACCGTATACTTCATGCAATTATTCCTCTCTTTCTGCATTATATTTCTTCCACGCAACAATTTTACTTCTATAAAAATACTCTGGATCTCCACTAAAGCACTTACCTCTTGTAACAGAATGTCCTTTGCACATAAGAGTGCCAACAAATTCACGCTGTGGCAAAAGTAGGTTGTCGTTTGCTGACAATAAGAAAACCTTTGTATCTAACGGACAACTGTCCATGTCATAATTCCAATCCATCTGTGCCCCTCTCTTTCCATATCATCTCCCACCTCCGCAGCATATACTATTACGGGAGGTGGTATGATGATCGCTTGGTTTTGTTATCTGGTTCTAAAATAAACTCATCTGGTTCTCGTCGTACTGATAAATGCGTCCAGTCATGATCCTCCCTAACTGACGCAATCTCTCCACCCGTGGTTTCTGCTTAAGATTCGCCATATAATTATTATCCACTTCCGGCGGTATGGAAAAATAACATTCCTCCGGTAATGGCAACTGATTTTCTGTGCAGATCTCGTGGATCTTTGACTGATAATAAATGATATGATTCCGTGTCAGATTCATGTTGCATCCATCGGACCAGAACGGATCATTACACCCGTTCTGATTGATAACTTTCCAGTGTTCTATTTCTCTGCGGATGCACTGGCAGTACTCTTTCACTTTATCTTCTGCTGTCTGTATCATGACAGCACCTCCAAATCTTCCAATGGAACATAATGTTTTAAATTGTTCGCATAATAAACAACAGCACATTTTACCGTTTCTTTTGCTCTTTTCGATACATAAAACGCTTCTGGAATGACTCCGATACCTACATCACATTCATCTTCATAAATCGCATCAAGATAGCCTTTGATGACAATATCCTTATATCCAACAATTACACCTGTGAAATTCTTATCAACGTGTTTGAAATAAGTTTTCTCGATATATTCAACATTTTTTTCGACAGTGCCATCATTGTTTCCATCTGCCAGATTATTGTCCATTGCATCAGCAGTTAATGTTTTCCTGTCGAGATACAGCCATCTTCCGTCTTTAAATGGCTTATAAAAGCCTTTGCATTTTACTTTTTCAAATAAATTCATGGCATCACCTCCGGAAAATCCTCGATTTGCATCTGTCCTTCCAGATCATCCGCAGACTTTTCATCCTCTTCGCAAGCGGATATCATTTCTGCATCCATATCCGATTCTTTTCCAATGTCAATAAGGATCAAAGGCTGCCCTTGGTCTGTCACCCATATTACATTTTCCAACTTGTACAGTTTTCTTTTTCTTTGATTCTCGCAGATAATACTCACCGGTGCATCATCCGGAAAGCTGTTTACATATTCTTTTAATTCACTATTCTTCATTTTCTTTTGAAAGGAACCCGGCGCGCCTTTTATCCGGATAGGTTCCGGCTCCTTTCTTTGTTTTACTTTATTTTTCTGTTACTCCGTATTTTATCCGTCTTCGCTCATTCATGTTATCAAGTACGTGTCCTGTTTTATCAAGCCACTCCTGCCTTTGACGCTCTTTTTCAGATTCATACCGTCTTTTTTCTTCCTCTTTAGGCTTCGACCAATCAATCTTTTGACCACACCTTGAGCAGAAAGATAATTCGTCCTGAATATGCCATTTGCCAAACCCACTGTATAATTCACCCACGAACCAACCGCAATTAGGACACATCCAATCAGTATAAGTGGATTGCACAAATTCTCCATGACCGTCTGAATGCAACTCGTGATGCAAACCTGTTTTTGTCTCAAGAATCGGCTCTGCTCCGTCATCTCTGTCAAACACCTTGATTTCTTTTTCCTCATCAATGACGGCATAAATCTCTTTGCATTCCTTAAGCCCAATTTTTGATTCACTGTTCAATCTCATAAATCTATGACAAATATGCTTTTTTAAAACATCAGAATCAATATATCTTGCCATGTCATTACTCCTTTCTCATCCCATCTGTTTTTAAAATCTCATCCAAGCAAGCGTTCCAACCAGATGTAAACGCTTTTCCCAGTCCACCAAACTCGTATTTTTCAACCGGAAGTTCCTCTTTTCTCTCCGGCAACTCTCGTAGGGGACAAAATTCGGGTCTACATGCTATATAATCTGTTACGTCCTCGCCCATTCCCGGTATTCCACAATACAATGTTTTTTCTCCGTATCTTGGCGGTTGCTCATCATCTACGAAATCGCACATATCACATGATTCCGGCATATCCATAATCAATACTGCTTTATTCATCTACTCCACCGCCTTTCACGATCTCGATAGCTTTGCCAAATGCTTCATATCTTCCCTGACTTCTCCCGTCATTGTAGATCTGTTCGCCGTCTCCGTATCCGTCATCGTCGCAATCATCTGGTCTGTCCTGCTCTGCTTTCTTCAATTTTCTCAACTGCTCCACAACCTTGTCTACATCATAAGACGTCGGATATTCTTCTAGTAAATACAATACTGCATTTGTATTTACTAAAGTTCCATTGCTTAAAGTAACCGATTTTAAATCTTTCTTTAGTGCATCTGCATCAATCAGTCTCATCGTTTGCCCTCCTGTTCCAATCTGTAGTTGCTTTCGTTCGCTCGTCTTTCCCTGTTCTGATGCCTCCGTCCTGATCCATGTACATCTCACATTCATAGCTTTTTGGAAGTTCTGTTCCGCATTTCATACATTTGATTTTGAACATTACCCCAACAGCCGAATGTGATGACTTATTTGTAATGGTTAAGAACATTGCGTTTCCGCCGCAGAACGGGCATGGCTTAAGTTCTTCATTCATTCTTCGTTTTCCTTCCATTTCTCACATGTATCATCCAGTCCACGGAAATCTGCACAGTGTTCACTGTCTCCATTGCAACAAACGCCCTCACTTTCTGCCCGAAGCCATTGTTCCACATCTGTAACAGAACACATTGCAACACCGCCCTCAATGGTCTTTACGCTACCCTGCTCATATGTTTCGATTGAGCAAAGGAAATCTAAAAGCTCTTCATCCGTCATGCTCCGGATCCGGTCTGCATTGGTCTGTTTATTTGTCACTATGCATCCATCAGGATGTATTCCATCTTTCATATCATTCCTCACTTTCTCTGTATGACTCTGGTAGCGGCATCCAAGCAATAACGTCCAGAATATTCATTCCATCCGTGAAATTAATTCCATTCCAAAATGCTCTAAATGGGTATACCTTGTCTTGCTCACTACTTCCGTATTTTGTTGTTACCAAATACACTTCAAGACATTTTCCCTCAAATAACGGATTTTCTTCCGGTTCTTCTGGAATCTGCTCACTGCATGGAATCCATCCGCTTTCCTGCTCCAAAATTCTGTTGATCTCTTCCTCCGAAACCACTTTTGTTAGAGGAGAATACCCACAGGCTTCTGTTGCTACCTCAGATATCCGGTTTTTAATCCTGCTTATTTTCATTCTGATCCTCACTTTCCGGCAACATAGCATATTTATAGCTACTCATTTTACCGTCATATGTGCTCCATGACGTTTTTCCGTAATCCCATGTATAAACCGTTTCATCTTCATATTTTGCAAAATGTTCTTTGCTCCACGCAAAAAGTTCAGAATCTCTGACCAAAATCGGTGTATCGACTGGAACTTCGCTCCAATCAATATACTGGCTGTTCGCCCATTCTTTTGCTTTTTCTCTGCAACGACCAGCATTTCTAATGTCATTATCGCAAAAATCGCATTTATCGCAGACTCCCCTGCATTTTTCCAGTTTTCCATTAATTAACGCAATATTGCCTCCATCACACGCAATATTCAAAATCTCTTCCGCATATTTTTCTCTATTCAGCATTTTCCTGCTCCTTTCCGATCCTGTTCACAAGCTGTTCTGACCTCGTATAAGCCTTATCCAACAGTTCCAAGTATTCACTAAAGGAAATCTGCGCCTTTTCGGATAACTCACTCGGATAACGCTCTAACAAAGCCTTAATGCACTGTTTCATGTCTCCAAAATATCCGATTGTTCGAACGCTTTCTTTTTCATTGCCGTCCTTATCCTGTCCGGCATATCTCTGTCTCAGGGTGTGATTCAGAGAATCAATCTCCACAAAATATCCATCCTGCATTTCCACAGCTAACTTGTCCATCAACCATTCCTCCTATATTTCATACGTCTTTCCGATAAACCGCTTATCAATGTACTTACATTCCCATTCCAGTACACTTGCGATCCCCGTCATGGTTTCATATCCGGTAGCAAGGCAGTTAATCAAATATCTGATTCTCTCATAAACCTGTCTGATCTGATTTCCCGAAAATTTAAACTGTGTTTTAAGGCAGACACCCAACATAGCAAAATAATTAAATACCTGTGCCAGTAAAAACTTATTTGCCTGTATCATGCAGTTCGGTGCAATCTTTCTCTCTACCAGATAAAAGCTCTCACGATACGGAATCTTATTAGTTTCCTCTCGCACGTCAATCTTGCATTTATCTTTCAGATAAAAACCAAGTTCCTCGCCTGTCGTTCCATCCTTTGCATTCTCCACATATGCATCAATAGTCTGCTCAACCTTTATGATTCTTTTGTGTCCGAATCCGAACTTATCATGCAGTGCCTGATATGCCATCATACGGACGTTATAATAGGATTCCTCTATTAGATAATCCGCATTGCTTTGTGCCTTGGCGTGTCTCTGTATTCCGATCAGTTCACTCTTGGAATATCCAAGTGGCTGCATCCGCTTTTTCTTTCTTGCCAGTGCATTACTCATTTGCTCTTCCATCTCCTCTCTACATCCTCAAAATGGCTAAATACAAGACTTTGAACATATTTTGATATATTTGTCCGTGCATATTTTTTAATTAGCATTTCCCCTGCTTCCATCATTCCTTGGAACCACTCATCTTCGTTATCAGCTTCATAAAACTGCTGCCGGAATTTATAATAGTCATTAAAAAACTGCCATTCTTCGGAACCTTTTTCAAATTTCTTACTTGCCATAATCATTCACCTTTTAATCAAATGGTGTGCTGCCACATACTTCTCGGAAACCGTCTTTCTGTTGCATCCGTGCTTGAATCTGTTCAATGGTTTCGGTTCGCTCAATGAATCTCATGTGATCGCCGTCAAATTGGAGAACTTCTTTTAAATGCGTTCCCTGCCTTTGTTTTTCAATTTTCCATCCCTTATATTTACCATCTTCATCAAGATTCCATAACAAGATAATGTTTGATGCATCCTGCTCAACGTCTCCAGATTCTCTCAATTCTGCCATGGTTGGCTCTTTTGTTTCTCTCATCTCCGATATTCGATTAAGCTGAGACAGTACGATAATTGGCACATGCAGTTCCATAGCCAAGGCTTTGATAGCTTTTGAAATATCTCCGACCTCGGATGCACGGTTACCGAATCTTCGATCAGCCTTGATTAACTGCAAGTAGTCAATCACGATCACATCATATCTTTGGTGCCTGCATTCTGCCCGAATTTCACTTACCGACTTCGCGCCGGTTGAAATAGTGATGCTATACCCGGAAAGTGTTTCATTCGCCTTGTCGAATGCTTCTTTCTCCCCACCAAGAAAAGCCTTTGCCCGGCGAACCCTTGTTAGACCGATTTCAGACATTCGAGAAACGAAACGCTCATACACCTGTGATTCGTTCATTTCAAGGTTATAGTAGCCAATGTTGTAATCCTTTTCTGCCATCTGTCCGATCATTTGCGTAACGATTGCAGATTTTCCAACTCCCGGTCTTGCGCCAATTACAGTAACGTCTCCGCCTTCCAAGCCGCCAAGGCAATCATCTGTTCGATAAAATCCAGTTTTTATCAATCCCTCGCCTACATGCTCATTGAAATAATTCCCTTTATTTTCTGCAACAATCTGCTTCATAGTTTTTGAGTGAACGGTTTTGTTTTCTTGGATTTCTTCGAGTTTCGTGAGAACTTCGGCTATAGAGTTATCAATATCGCATGGTCTAAGGCTTACTTCTTGAAAAATTTTTTTTGTTTCTCTTGCTCGCCAATCTTTAACAACTGCATCCGCATAACTTTTTATTGCCGTTGAGACTGGGGTAACAGATATGCATTCTTTCAATTCGCTTGCAATTATTTCCGGCTCCCATTTGTGGTTTTCAAGTGACTGAGACAGTGAAACGACATTAATGTTTTCTCCACGATCATACATGGCAAGCATTTCAGCAAAAGCATCTTGACAAAATTCAGAGCTGAACATTTCCGGCTTCAATTTGTTGTAAATCTTGTACATGGAATCATTGTCAATCAATACACATCCGATCACTCCAATTTCTGCTTCTGTCAACTGCTCTCACCTCGCTTTCGTTTCTCAACTTGACGAATCCAGTAATCGCAATCCTCTTTCAGCCAGTCTCCGTATTTTGGTATGTAGCGATAATTCGTATCATCCGGATTCTTCTCTATATAGTCAGTAACATATGCCACTGTAGCCTCATATATCAGCTTTGCAACGGCTTTTCTGTTCGGTTCGATAACTTCTAAAAGCTTGTCCATCCATGCTACCTTGGCAGACGTTAACGACGTTTTCTTTGGATATGCATTGATCGTGTATTCCCATCCCCATTCCGCGTCAAAGTCCAAATCAGATGCAGGCACGCTTTCTTTTGTATTTTCTTTCTCTATCTCTATATCTGTATCTATATCTTTCTCTATATCTATCTCTACATTGCAATTTTGTTGCAAAATGTTGCACTCCGTTGCTCCACTGTTGCATTGCAACGATTTTTGTGCATTTTCCCTAGATTTACGACTTCTTCTGGTACTTGCAGTCTCACTTCCTAGGTTATCTTGCACAAATGGCAACTTGTACTCAATGGAATCTGATGTTTCAAGCAATCCGCAGGAAAGAAGATACTGAATCGTTACTTGAACATTGATTTCGTCCTCGTCAATATCAAGGGCGATCTCTTTGTAAAATTCATCTTCCAAGCCGGAATATTCCAGATAGCCACCTTTTTTCAACGACAACAACTGCATCTTAAGGTATATGATCGTGTATGTATCGCCGCCTGCCATCTTTCGGAGTTTTTTGATTCGTTTGCTATCAAAGAAATCATCCATCAGTTTAAGCCAGTAATACCGCTTATTCTCCGCCATTTTCACTACCTCCAAGCAATTCAATAACCTTTGCCCCAGCATCTTCCGGGCGACAAAATACGAACTCAACGCCATACTTAAGTTGCATTGTCAACATAGCTTTTGCCAATACCTTGCCAGATGTCGGCTTTGTTTTCGGTAGCGATACATTCAGCAATTTTCCAAGTGTGTGCATATATGCAATATTGTTATACCGGTCCACTCGAGGATTATGCCATGTAAATACATCATTGACGGAATACACCTTGTCTGTATTTTCAATAAGCACATATAACTTAATTCCGTTGTTCTGCGCCAAAATACACTCGTCACGGAATCTCGGATGTGCTTTTCCACAGATATTCCCTACAATTTCCTGCATGTCCTTTTTCGTGTCAACGGAAACATCATATGTGCCAAGAAAATCCATCTTTTTAAGTTCCATTTTTCTAGCTGATTTTCTATGGATAACATCCGCTACCTTGTCTGTGGCAATTATGTAATCTCCAACCGGCAATGGTGCACGCAAGACTTCCATATCGTGGCTTTTGAAATATCTATTCTTAAGGATATGTAAGCCCTCTTTCTGTCCTTTATCCTCAATTATTAACACGTATTCTCCTTTCTGGCGGTCACTTTCGGCAACCGCCAAAGGTATCTCATGGCTTTCAATTTAGTTTTTTGTGATATATTAAATTCCTTGCCAAAACATCAGATACCGCATAAATTGGTTTCTTTTAGGTAAATACCAAGGTGTTACAACCTATTTTTAGTATTCAAGATTGATAGTGACATTCGGACAGATGCTTCCTTCATTGTTATCAATGTCACAGAAATCAACATCATCATTAAATTCCACTGTTACCGTTACTTCTTGCGTATCGTCCTCATCGTCTCTGTCAAATTCAGCTTCTACATCGGCATCAAATTTTGCCTTAACATGGAATTCTACTTCTGTATCTGCATTAAACTTTGACAACTGCTGAATCAATTCATATACTTTCATGCCGTCTCCTTTCAGAACGGACAAAGGTTCATATCAACTTCCAATCCTTTGCACGCAACATAAACATCTGCTCCATATTTAACTGTTTCTTCTGTCTTTCGCTTGAATAGTGCGGGATCTCCGCTTTTATCTGATAAGTGAATTAGAACGACATTTCTCAATGCCGGGTTATCGTTAGTAGAAATAAATTTAAGTGCCGTATCAAGGCTCATATGACCTCGTAGGCGGTGTTCATAGTTCGGTTCGTCTCGGTTTACAAACTGCATATCGTAGTTGGATTCCACCATGATGTGATTAACGTCCTTAAATCGCCATCTGACGTATTCTGTGTCTGTTGCATACACCAAGCTGCCAATATCCGGGTGTGTGATGTAAAATCCGTAGCAGGGGCACTCTGAACCGTCTCCGTTGTTGTGTAGCCATCTGCCGGACTTATCCCGGTTTTCAAATGCTCGTATGCTAAAGCTTTCTTTCCCAAACTGTAGGATATTTCCATCTATCAATTTGAACGGCTCCCACACTGGAATACCGGCTCTAACATACTGAAAGAAGTACTGATGATGGTCTGAATGTATGTGGGTTGTGATTACTGCTTTAATCTTTCGCACATTGAAATCCAGTGCTTTCTTAACTTCCATAAACGGCAACCCTGCTTCAATAATTAACGCTTCGCTTTCATTTTCCAGTATGTAGCAATTACCGGATGAACCAGAGCCTAAGGCTTTAAGTTTCATACCTCTTTCACCTCAATTTTCAAATATGTGTTTATTATCGATTATCCAAGGATGTTTCGTGTAGTCTATATGGCTTGCCGCATTTGCAACTGTTTTCCGTAGCATCTTTAAATGTTCCTCACAATGCTTTCTTCCAGATACCGCCGGTCTACCACAGATTATGCACAATCCTTTATCCTCCCGGTACTCCCTTTGGCTTGTGGACTTCTCGCACGAACGCCTCTTTGCCAAACACCTGTTGCATAAAACAGTTCCGCATACTGCATTACGTTTTCCACACTTCACGCATATTCCACTGGACTTATTCATGTAATATCTGGTACGGACTCTTTCTTTCCGTGCTTCTGCCTGTTCCGGTGTTTCCCTTGCAAGTCTCTTAGCTTCTACCTTCGCTTTCTTCTCCCGGCACTCAGCGCACATTTTGTACTGCGTTCCCAATATGCCTTTGTGACATCTGGAGCATATACCAAGAGATACATAAGGGTCTTCCGCTTTTTCTCTCATTCGGCATCCTCCAAAAACCATATTCCTTCCGGTTTTAAAAAGTTGCCCTGAACAATGTTCTTTCTGAATATACTTTCTGCTGTCGGTGCAAGATCCGTAAGTCTCTGTATGCTCTCTTCTATGTTGTCTGCCAGAATATCAATGCCGAATAATGTCTCTGCAGCTTCCGTTTCAGTCATTCCTATTGACAGTTTCCGTTTCAAGATTTCCACAAGGAAATTTCCAGTACCACACGCAGGCTCCAACACTGTTCCTCTCCAACACTCTGCACCACCATTTTCATCTTCCAACATATTGCACATCTTTTGTACCATCCAGCCCGGCGTATAAACTTCTCCAAACTTTTTGACGCGTTCTCGGCTTTTTGTAATTTTTTCTTTCTGCCTATTTTCCATTTCTGTGATAAAACTCACTCCTCACATCAATAATCTGTCTTGTCTGTCCCAACAATGCCCGATTATGCTTTGCCCTCTGCTCATTGTCACAGATAAATTGCTTGCAAATTTCTGGTCGAACCGGATAGATTCTGCATTTCTCGCAACTCTTGTCCGTATCAAGAAAAGGACATGTCATATCATATGGTCGATTCACAGTAGGAAGCAGGTGCCTACACTCTTTGATATGGTTCTTACGGATATATCTGTGAATTGCATCTACTTCCTTTCTGCTCATTGGCAAAAGGTTGGAACAGCAGTTACCGCATTGGCTACATTTTCCATCTTTGCAGAAATTGTAAATGTTATCTTTCATGCCTTTCTGCACGGATTCTAAGACTGATATAACTTCCATAGGCTACTCCAATTCTTCCTCTGCCGGGAACTGAAATACTTTCATGTAATTCTGGCTTGCATATTTTTGATATTCTTCTCTAAGCATTTCCATGGCTTTCTTTGCCTTTTCTTTCGTGGAATATTTAGCTGTTATTGAAGTCTCATTGTCTCCGATTGCCTGCATCCGGACAAATGTTGCTTCTTTCGCCCTTGTATCAATAAAAACAATGCTATTTTCGTACGGAAAATCCAATGTGCCGTCCTGTGATATAACTCTCATGGCAACCTCCTAATCTTTCATAAAGTCCGGTACGTTCTCGTCATTCTCAACGACTTCTCCGGCTACTTTCTCCGGCTCTGGTTCAACTACTTCGCTCCCGGTCTCAATAGCTTCGGATTCAGCTACAACAAATGGCTCTGAATTGGCATTTTCGGAAATATCACGCTTGACCTGTTCCTGCAAATCTTCCATCGGATATTCCTTGAAATCGTTGTCCTGCATTTCCTCTTTCGTATATAATCCCATTGTCAGCTCCGGGCAATTCAGACTGGAGAAGAAAGATGCGGCTCTGTAACGAAGCATTAACTGTGGCATGGTTTTCCACTTACTACCGTTCTTACTAAGCCATCCCTCGGCTTTAGCCATTTCCATGTCCACGGTCATTCCCTCAACTCTACGACCATTTTTCGTAGTCCAAGCAAGGCACGAATAAGGCTTGCCATCCTTATCTTTGGTTTCCTCGAACTGTAATTCCATATCGAATTTGCCGGAATTATTGATTGCCGCAATCAGAAACTTTGAGCTCCAAGACGGTCTACCCTGAATCACATACAGATTCTGCATAACCATCAGTGGGCTTACTCGCAGTCTCTGCGCCTGCTCAATAGCAATCAGACAGTTTGCATCGTTCTTCTGGAATGTTGCCGGAACGATAGTTGAACTCGCCAACGCCTTTGCCATCTGCATAGCCATAATGAAATTATCTGATGTTCCAAAAATTCCAAGGCTATAGTCTGTAACCTTGTTGTTGCTGTGTGCAACCTCTGTCTTTTCCTCTTTCTTTTCCTCTGCCTTTGCTACTGCTGTGTTCTCTGCCATAATTATTTTTCCTCGCTTTCTTTCCTTATTGCTTTTTTAAATGCTCCATTTTTAAGAAATTTCAAAACAAGATTGAGTTGCATATTCTTGAAAACCTCTATGTGCTTTGTACTGTGATACCACATTACCCATTCCTGTTTCAAAAGTTCCTCAATGCTTGTAATCTGCTCACCCTCTGCGAATTTTCGCTGACTTAAAAGGTATTCCCTGTGTTTTTGAATGTTCTCGCATTTTGCGCACTCTTCGGAAGAATACCTTGAACAATGCTTTCCATTAAGGTTTACAGACAATGCACAATATCTACATGGATTAACTCTCATCGTCACCACCGCTTTCCGGTTCTTCACACTTCTTCACAACTGCCACCTTATCAGCACCGTAGGTTTCTACCCACTTCATATCCACGGTTTCATCCGTAACTGTCAGCTTCGCACATTTGGCATTTACAACCGTGTCACCGGCTTTTACATCGTCTGATGTAGCAAATATATATGACCGGATCTGGTTTGGATATTTTGCTTTTATGTAATTCATTCTGATACCTCCTCAATCTCTCCATTTTCAATCGTATACCAAGTATCCGGCTTGATATTTTCCCCATCAACCTGCACCATCTTTGCGCCGTTAAGAACCCATGCACTCTGGTTATTTCTGTCATATTCCGTATTATCTTCTGAACCAGTGTATTCCCAGTCTGCAAAAACAAGAAACGAGCCAATAACACCCTTTGCTTTTGATTTGTAACCCCAAGCAACAGCGACCGCATCTTTGTCTTCTGCCGAGGATGCTCCCTTGTATCCGGTTGCCGAGGATGCTCCGCAGTTTCCGGTTGCCGAGGATGCTCCGTAGTTTCCGGTTGCCGAGGATGCTCCCTTGTATCCGGTTGCCGAGGATGCTCCCCTGTATCCGGTTGCCGAGGATGCTCCGCAGTTTCCGGTTGCCGCGGATGCTCCGCGGTCTCCGGTTGCCGAGGATGCCCCGCCGTTTCCGGGG